ACTACTGATGCAGCTAACGACGCATAAGGAATTTAGATATGAGAGATTTAAAAAATAAACTTACTTCAGGTAAGAACACAAAAAATACACAAACTAGAAAAGGTAAATCTTTTGGTTATCAAGTCTTAGGATTTGGTTCTGGTGGAAGTGCGGATGCATTTATTGCAGCAACCGGTGGAACAATTACAACTGTTGATACTGACTACAAAGTCCATATATTTAACGGACCAGGTACTTTTGCTGTTTCAGCAGGATCGGGATCCCTTGCTGTAGCAAATTATTTAATAATCGCAGGTGGTGGTGGTGGTGGATCATATGGTGGCGGTGGAGCCGGAGCTGGTGGTTTTAAAGAAACTTATGTTTCTAGTACTTCAGGCCCTTATACAGCTAGCCCTTTAGCAGTTGCTAGTTCTGTAGAAATAGCTCCAGGAAGTTATCCAATAGTAATAGGTGGCGGTGGAACTGGACACCCAGTAACAAACACTAATGGTAGTCCTTCAAGTGGCCTTGCAGTAACATCTACTGGCGGTGGTTTTGGTGGAACAGATGATAATAATAATGGACAAGCTGGTGGAAGTGCTGGCGGTGGTGGGGCAAGAACAAATGGTGGTACAGCAAGTCCTTCAGGTCAAGGTAATCCTGGTGGAAACGGTAGCCAAGAAGTATCTGCTAAATCAGGTGGTGGCGGTGGTGGAGCAAATAATTCAGGTTCCAATGGTGGGCCGGTAGGTGGGCAGGCTGGAAATGGTTTAGTAACTTCAATAACAGGATCAGCAGTAACTAGAGCTGGTGGTGGCGGTGGTGGTTCAAATAACTCAGGTGGTGGTGGTGGCGGTTCCGGTGGCGGCGGTAATGGTGGAGAAGGAAGATTTAATGGACCAGGAGATCCTGGTACAGTAAATACAGGTAGCGGTGGTGGTGGAACATCTGATGATAGTGCACCCGTTGGTCAAGGTGGATCAGGAATAGTTGTAATCAGGTATAAATTTCAATAAGGATTAATATGGCACATTTTGCAAAAATATCAGATACAAATGAAGTACTAGCAGTGCTTACATTAAACAATGAAGATATGCACGACTCTAACGGTGTTGAAGATGAAACTGTTGGACAACAATATTTAGAACAACACAACAATTGGCCCGCAGAAAAATGGATTCAAACTTCATACAATACAATTAATAATACTCACATGAATGGTGGGACTCCGTTAAGAGGAAATTATGCAGGAATTGGTTTCGATTGGGATTCAGAAAATCAAATTTTTTGGAGTATACAACCATATCCATCTTGGGTAAAAAATATTTCAGAAGCTAGATGGCAGTCACCAATTGGTGATGCCCCAACATTTACAGCTGAACAAGAATCACAAAATACTCCGGTAGGTTTTAATATTCCATCTACACACTATTGGAAATACACTTGGAATGAATCTGGAAAAACTTGGGATTTGACAAACGAATTCGCATAAATTAAGAAAGGTGGTGGAATGCAAAAGAAAGTATTAAGTGAACAGGCATTATATTTCGGTGATGTGTCAATGCCAAAAAATTGGGAAATAGATCGTACTGAATTATCTCATTATATTTTACAATGTTCATTAGATAATAAAAAATTTCCATTTTCTAGGACTTGGGATAAATTAACAACTTATATAAGAGACCATATAAATTTAAAACACAGCATTGAATTAGTTAATCAAGAAACATGGGGTAATGTTTATAAATCCAACGAGATTACAATTCCTTTAATTAATATTAATCCTGTTGATTTAAAAAATTCTCCTGACTATACTTTACTCTATGGAGTTAATGTTAAGGATTGTGTTGTTACAATACATTATGATGATAATAAAAGAAAAGGAAAAATTTGGGACATAGAATTAAAAAATAATATGTTTATTATGTTTCCATCAAATAATATGTATTACATAACAAACAATCAAAGAAAAAATTTAAATTTTGTTCAAACAATTACATATACTTATGAACCTATTTAATTATTATTGGTACTTTAAATCAGCTATTCCAGGTAATATCTGTGACGACATTGTTAAATACGGAAATCAATTACAAGATCAAATAGCAGTTACAAGTGGGTATGGTAATAAAAAATTAAATAAAAAACAAATAATAGATTTAAAAAAAAAGAGAGACTCAAATGTAGTTTGGATGAATGATAAATGGATTTATAAAGAAATTCATCCCTATATTCATGACGCAAATAAAAATGCTGGATGGAATTTTGATTGGGATTATTCTGAATCTTGTCAATTTACAAAATATAAAAAAGGACAATATTATGATTGGCATTGTGATAGTTCTGAACACCCATATAATGATAAAGAAAATAGTTTAAAAAATAGAAAAATTAGAAAACTCTCAGTAACAGTTACTTTGTCAGATTCTAAAGAATATAAAGGTGGAGAACTAGAATTTGATTTTAGAAATAATGACCCTGATAAAAAACCAAATATACGAAAATGCACAGAAATTTTACCTAAAGGATCTTTAGTAGTTTTCCCTAGTTTTGTGTGGCATAGAGTATGTCCTGTAAAAAGTGGAGAAAGAAATAGTTTAGTTATTTGGAATTTAGGGTATCCTTATAAATAATATGCTTAAACAATATAAATTACCAAAAGAAAGTTTTATTGGTGGATGGTTTATTCCTAAAAAAATTTGTGACAATTTAATATCTTATTACGATAAAAATAAATTAAAAATTCAACCAGGAGTTTTAGGAGGCGGGCACATAATTAAATCTGTTAAAGACTCTATGGATCTAAGTATTGCCGTAAATAATACCGATTTTGAAATTAGTGAATACCAAACAGTTTTACAAGAAGTTTTAAATTTATATATAAAAAGATACCCTGAAGTAAATAGATATGATAAATTTGCTGTTTCAGGATCTAATATTCAAAAGTATTCAAAGAACGGGGGCTTTAAACCATTTCATTTTGAAAGAGCTGGTAAAATAGTTTCAACAAGAGTTTTAGTTTTTATGACGTATTTAAACGATGTAGAAAATGGAGGTACTAAATTTAAATATCAAAAAATTACTACACCTTCTAAAAAAGGTCTTACTTTAATTTGGCCCCCAGATTTTACACATACACATAAAAGTCAAGTTGTAAATAAAGAAAAAATAATAATGACAGGATGGTTTGCTACACTATGAGTTTTAAAAAAAATAAATATACAGTTTTAAAAAAAACAATCTCAACAGAGTTAGCAAGTTTTGTTTATAAATATTTCTTAAATAAAAGGAATACAGCAAAATTTTTATTTGATCAAAAATACTTATCTCCATTTAACACAGAGTATGGAGTATGGAATGATCCACAGGTACCAAATACTTATTCACATTATAGTGACATAGTAATGGAAACTTTATTACAAGAAGTAAAACCTGTTATGGAAAAACACACTGGAATAAAATTAAGCCCTAATTATTCTTATGCAAGAATTTATAAAAAAGGAGATGTCTTAGCTAGACACAAAGATAGGTATTCATGTGAAATATCTACAACTTTAAATTTAGGTGGTGAGCCATGGCCCATATATTTAGACCCAACTGGAAGACAAGGACAAGCTGGAATAGAGATTAATTTAAAACCAGGGGATATGTTAATTTATTCTGGTTGTGATTTAGAACATTGGCGTGAAGAATTTAAAGGCAACAATTGTGGACAAGTGTTTTTACACTATAATAAAAAAAGTTCTAAAACGGCTAAAGATAATCAATTTGATAAAAGACCTTTCCTTGGGTTGCCTATTTTTTTAAAAACTTTACTATATTAAACAAATAGTTTATAATTTATACTTGCAAGGGGAGGACCCACCACGAAATCCCCTTGCTTTAATCTATTGAATTTCACTACAATCTGATATAACACCTAATAAACAGGTTTTTATATGTTACAAAAATTAGGCTTTGCTCCAGGATACAATAAACAAGTTACTGAATTAGGTGCCGAAGGGCAGTGGTTTGATGGTAACAATGTTAGATTTAGATATGGTTCTCCAGAAAAAATAGGAGGGTGGGATCAATTAGGTTCAGATAAATTAACAGGTGCCGGAAGAGCTTTGCATCATTTTGACAATAATGCAGGAGTTAAGTACGCAGTAATTGGTACAAATAGAATGTTGTATGCTTATTCTGGAGACACGTTTTATGACATTACTCCAATAAGAACAACAATTGGTAGTATTAATTTTACATCTGGTTCAGGGACACCAACAGTTACAGTTACATTTCCATCTTCTCACGGTATGGTGGAAGACGATATTATATTATTTAATGACATTAGCGGAGTTACTGCAGTAGGTTCTACTTTTAATGATGCTTCTTTTGAAGACAAAAAGTTTATGGCAACATCTGTTCCAACATCTACTACAATAACAATCACAATGCCTGCCAATGAAACAGGGACCCCTTTAAGTAATTCTGGAGATGGTAAAGGTGCTCCTTTTTATAGTGTGGGTCCGTCACAACAATTAGGTGGATTCGGTTGGGGTACAGCAAATTTTGGTGGAACCACGTCCGGTATTGCAACTACAACTTTAGCGACTGCCATAACAAACACAACAACAACTAATATAGTTATAGCAAACTCAACAGCGTTTCCTGATTCTGGAGAAATTAGAATTGGTACAGAGGATATTAGTTACACAAACAATGACCAGGCAACAGGGACTTTAAGTGGCGGAGCTAGAGGTGTTAATGGTACAACTAAAGCTACACATAATGCAGGAGTAGCTGTAAGTAATATTTCAGCTTTTGTTGCATGGGGTGAATCTTCTACAGATGATGTAACACTTAACCCTGGCTTATGGGTATTAGATAATTTTGGTACAAAATTAATTGCTCTTATTTACAATGGTGCATGTTTTGAATGGGATTCACAACCGGCAAATGCTACTTCAATTAGAGCAACGATTATACCAAATGCCCCTACTGCATCTAGACATGTATTAGTATCTACACCAGATAGACATTTAGTATTTTTTGGAACAGAAACAACTCTTGGTGATCCAACAACTCAAGACGATATGTTTATAAGATTTTCTTCTCAAGAGAGTATTGATCAAACAGATTCATATACAGTTACTGCAGAAAATACTGCTGGTACACAAAGACTCGCTGCAGGTTCTAAAATTATGGGAGCTGTTAAAGGTAGAGATGCAATCTACGTATGGACCGACACGGGATTATTTTTAATGCAATTTGTGGGTCAACCTTTTACTTTCTCATTTCAACAAGTAGGAACCAATTGTGGATTGATTGGTAAAAATGCTTGTGTTG